AAGAAACAGGTTCTGGAAGATATATTGATTTTCTTTCTAGTGGATTTAAGATAAGAAGTCCTGGTACTGGTACTAATAGAGATAATGGAAATTTCGTATACATGGCTTTTGCAGAGACATCAATACCCTCTCAATTTGGTGTGACACCAACAGGAAGAGCTAGAAACGGATCAGTATAATTATGTCATTCACCAAAGTCGCACCAGCAGGAATAGGAACAGAACCAGGTACTTCGATACTGATTGGTGACTCTTTATTGCACTCAACTGGTATTGATATTGGAAGTAATACTGGTATCGGTGTCACGATTAGAAAGCATGGTGATGCAACATTTACAGGTATTGTAACAGCACTAAAATTTGTTGGTGATATATCAGATGCAACTGGACAAGCATCTGGTTTAGGAACAGCATTAAGTCAGACACAAACAGACGTTCTAAATAAAGTTTATTACACAGATTCAGTTCTGAGGATTACCTCTAACACTGTTGTTGATACACCACCTAGTGCTGCTAGTGCGTATACAAATTACGCAGAAATAAAGGTAGATGATGGCAACACATTTACAGTAAGGTCGGGTGATGAATTCAAACTTAATGTTCTCGGAATAGGAACACTATCAAATTATTAATATGTCTAAAATAAGAGCCAATCAAATAACAAATGAAAATGTGAATGGTGCACCAGAGTTTCCTAATGGTCTTACAACAGTTGGTGTTCAAACAGTAAGTTTAGGTAATACAAGTATCACTGGTAATCTAACAGTAAATGGTGATGCGAATGTAGGTGGAGTTGTCACTTACGAAGACGTTACAAGTGTTGATTCAGTTGGTATTGTTACAGCAAGAAGTGGATTAAAAATAGGACCGACTGCAGGAGTAGGAGCAACAATTTTTGCAGACGGAAGTATAAATGCGTCTGGTATTATTACAAGTACAAATGTATCAGTTGCTGGTTCAATTACTGCTGCAAATTATTATGGTGATGCTAGTGGTGCAACAGGTGTGGATTTGCATGCTTTAGAAGAAATCGCAGGTCTATGTGATGGATCAACTCGAGCCTGCTCCTTTGGGACATTTACTTTTCCAACTGTTGCTGCAAGGCAACTTACAGGAACATCCTATGTAGATTTGCCAGATTTAACAATTACTTATCAACCACCTGCAGGTAGTATTGGTGTAGAAGTAACTTGGACTTTTTTGAGTGCTTGGCAAAATTCTGCACATGGTATTCAACACTTTAGATTGTATGTTGATGGTACTGAAATTACCTACGGAAGAAGAAATACAAGTGGAAATTATTATGAACGTGTAAACAATTTTAGATGGTACTTTAGAATAAAAAATGATGGAAGTAGTCTTAATACTAATGATGGTTCTATGGGTTCATGGAATTCCACAAAAACAATTAAATGGATGACCAGAGCATATGCATCAAATAATGTAGCTAGATTTCATTATCCTCAATATTGGGATGGTGCTGGTGGCCTTAGTCAAGCGATATATTATACACCTACTATAACAATCATTGCTTACGGAGCATAACATCATGTCAAAAATACAAGCCGATACTTACACAGATCAATCAGGAAAAGGTGCACCTAATTTTCCACACGGAGCAGTGGTTACTGGTGTTTTGACTGCAACATCTGTTAACCAAACAGTGAATGGTAATGTAACTGTAAGTGGAAATGTTGGAATATCTGGCACGATTACTTATGAAGATGCAACAGATATTGATTCAGTTGGAATTGTAACAGCAAGAAGTGGTGTAAAAGTAGGTGCCCATGCTGGAGTTGGTCTTACAATTTTTTCAGATGGATCTATTAATTCATCAGGTATCATCACAGCATCAAATGTATCGGTAGCAAGTTCTGTAACTGCTACGACTTTTTATGGTGATGGTGTCAATTTGACTGGATTTAGTATTGGTGTGCTTGAGAGAGTTTCTGGTCAGTGTGATGGATCTACTCGAAGTTGCTCCTTCGGGACATTTACTTTTCCAACTGTAACAGCCCAACAACAAATTCATACAGATACATATACAATATTAAACTCATCTCAAATTACTTATAAACCACCAGCTGGGTGTATTGGTGTAATGTATGAACATCATTTTCTTTCTAGCTGGCATGATAATAGTCATAACATACAACATCATAGATTATATATTGACGGTTCTGGTGATGGAATCTCAGGTGAAACTGAAATTACAAGAAGTAGATTTACTATTGGTGGATACTACTCTGGAAATCTAACTATGTTTAGATGGTATTTTAGAATTCGTAATTCAGGAAGTCTTGATACTGTTAACGGGGTTCTTCCTACTTGGAATAATAATCATACGATACGCATAAAATCAAGACGTTATGCTTCAGCTAATGCAGTTCCAAGATTTCATCAAACAAGATATTGGGATGGAGAGGGAAGTGTATTCCATCAACCTAGTATTACCATTACTGCATATGGTTCACCAACATAAATAATTAAGATTAGTAAGGTACATGTCAAGAATTAGAGCAAACCAGATAACAAATGAAACGAGTAATGGTGCGCCTGATTTTCCAAGTGGTATCACTCATACTGGTATTTTAACTGCAACTGCATTAGCAAATCCATCTGCAGATTTAACAATCACAGGTAACTTAAGTTTAGGTGGTGTATTAACTTATGAAGATTCAGCAAATGAAGATTCAATCGGTATTGTTACTGCAAGATCTGGTATTAAAATTGGTCCGACTGCTGGAGTAGCTGGAACATTTTTCACTGATGGGTCATATAATACCGCAGGTATCATAACTGCAAGTAACGTATCAGTTGCAAATTCTGTAACTGCTGCAACTTTATTTGGTGATGTATCTAATTTAACAAATGCTGGCATTGATGTTGGACCTAATGAACAAACGTCTGGACAAACTGATGGTTCAACTAGATCACTTTCATTTGGTACATACACACTTCCATCTCAAACAGGAGGTTATACTGATGTTGACGCTTCTTACAGCACTATAACTGCTTCACAGGCTGTATATAAACCTCCTACTGGTTCGATTGGGGTTATGTATGAGTTTCATTATCAAAATTCTTGGAATAATCATAGTCATGGAATTCATCATTTTAGATTGTATATAGACGGTTCCGCAAATGGTTTATCTGGACCGACTGAGGTGGTTTACGGTAGATACACATCAAATGGGTATAATGCCGAGTATCAGACTATTTACAAATGGTATTTTAGAATTCGCAATGATGGTGGATCATTTGATACAAACACTGGAGCTATGCCAGCATGGACTGAAAATAAAACTATATCACTTCAACACAGATCATATAATAATGCTAGTCACACTATGGGAAGATTTTTTGGTACCCATTATTGGGATGGTGCTGGTGGTGCACAATTCTCCCAACCTAATGTTAAAATAACTGCATTTAAGTAATATAAACTTCTAACTTCCTAAATATAATTACCTACATCGGAACTTGCGTGATATTAGCAAGGAGATAATAGGGGAAGAGTTTTTACACCGAGATGGACGATATCCAAAAAGAACTTAAAGATGTGCAAAAGAAGATAGAAGATATTGAAAAAAAGCAAGAAATGTTAAAACGGATACAGGATTTGGAGCGCTTACGTGAGGAAAAGCAAGCAAAACGACCCACTGGACATTCTTATGAAAAGTGATATAATAGATAATAAAAACAAATCCACCATGATAAGGCAATTAATTACTGAGTTTCCTTTGACTGACGTTCCGAAAGAAAGAACTGTCACTGAGGAGAAGATAAGAAAGTACACCTACACTAAAGATGAAGTGGATGCACTGATTGCAGATGCTGTAAAGGAGGCAGTTGAAGAAGCAGTGAAGATTGATGAAGCTTCGATGGCAAAGCATAATCGTGATGCAACTGTGATTAGTATGATACTTGGATTTACTACTCTTGCATTGTTTGTTGACGGATTGTTAAGAATGTTAGGTATTATCCCACCATTCATGGATTTAGATGTTAATATATTAGATAAGATAGAAACTGATATTATTGATAAGATAAAACAGGTTCCTATCCAAAAAGTTTGGCCATTTAGATGAACGACATTTCAGTTTTTATATACCTCATGTGTTTTGCAGCCGTGTTTGGTATGACTTGTGTATACATGTTTATGATGATGAGATCAACATTAAACTCTTTTGATAAGACACCAGTTAATTCTTACAGTGATGCGATGAGAGCATATAAAATGCCAGCACCACATCCAGAGATGGAAGGTATTAAGTATGGAGAGGAGTTATTAGTATTCAATCCAGAGGAAGAGGATGATGAAGACGATGATGGTGATATTGTAGTCAGAGCTTGACAGAGAAAGGAGAACCTCTTATAATGCAGAGGTAAACCGATATAGAGTAATGACACTCACCTCTAAATTTAAGAAAGACATAAGCACTCTCCGTGCAGCTGCAAACAAAGAAATTTTCTTGGATGTTAAATATCCAAAGTTATTTAAGAAAGTAAAAAGATATTACGAAGGGTTACAATATATTGATTTAAAGGGTGAAGACCCTGACGCAGACTATAATGCTGTGATAGAATGTATTATAGAGGACTTAAACCAATGATTGAAGTATTATGCCAGAATGATCCATACAGGTATGTAAAAATGCCTGATCTTTTAGAGAATGGACATCCAGACTATCGGATTCAAAAGTGGAATAATCATAATGGATACAAAGATATGTACCTTTGTGATAACTTTATGCAGATGAAAACTGCGATTGAGGACTTTGAATATACAAAGTGGTTAGACCCTGCAGGAGTGCCTTGCTACGTTTGTGATAAATAAATCAGAACATTATAGTATAGTAAAATGTCACATTTTGGAGATTTATTATCTGGAAAGACCCCAAAAACTGAGGTTCCAAAAACATCTACTCCTGTAGTAGAGGAATCACCTAGACCAGAAGAGGAAATTGCAGATGCATTTTCTGATGAGAAAGATTTTCATGATATGTCAAAAGAAGAACTTGAAATTTATGGACGTACCATTGGGATTGAGTTAGATCGTAGACATAACAAATTAAAACTAATTAAAGAACTAGAGGATCACATTCAGTATATTGAGAGTGTATAACACTTAAAACGAAATAATGAGAAAGTTTGAATTTAGACCTTGGGGTTGGTATATTACTCTTGATGAGGGTGTCAACTATAAGGTTAAAAAGATACATTTGAATCCAAATACAAAACTATCACTTCAATATCATCATTATCGTGATGAGCATTGGACAGTAGTGGAGGGTTCTGGTAAGGCGATTGTAAATAAAAACGTTTTTATTATGAATGATGGTGATGACATGTTTATTGCAAAGAAAGCAATCCATCGTATGGAAGCAAGTCCTGATGGTGTAACATTCATCGAGGTGCAGAGAGGAGAGTGTGATGAAGAAGATATTGTAAGACTACAAGATGATTATGGGAGAGTTGACAAACAACCCTAAATTTCTTATACTAAATATATTGATCGACTATTCATATAGGATATGAGAGAGTACAAAAAAACCGCACTTGTTCTTGGTGCAGGTGGATTTATAGGCAGTCATATGGTGAAACGACTGCGTAAAGAAGGATATTGGGTAAGAGGTGTAGACCTAAAATACCCTGAGTTTTCTAGGACAGAAGCAAATGAATTTGTTTGTGGAGATCTTAGAGATGTTGAAATTGTTCGTAGAGTCATTCGTTTTGGTGGATACACAGGTAATTACTACGCACAAATTGTAGATAAGTTTCTAGAACCATTTGATGAAATTTATCAGTTTGCCGCTGATATGGGTGGTGCAGGATTTATATTTACAGGAGAGAATGATGCAGATATTATGCATAACTCTGCTTCTATAAACTTAAATCTTTTAGAAGAACAAAAGAAGTTAAACAAAGATAAGAAAGTAAATCAAACAAAGATATTTTACAGTAGTTCTGCATGCATGTATCCAGAACATAACCAACTAGACCCTAACAACCCTGACTGTCGTGAAATTTCTGCGTATCCTGCTAATCCTGATTCCGAATACGGATGGGAAAAACTTTTTTCTGAGAGGTTATATCTCACTTATAATCGTAATTACGATATCCCTGTTAGGGTTGCTCGTTACCATAACATCTTCGGACCAGAAGGAACATGGGATGGAGGAAGAGAAAAGGCTCCAGCTGCAATCTGCCGTAAAGTCGCTCAACTCTCGCCGCAAGGTGGAACCATCGAGGTGTGGGGAGATGGCTTACAAACTCGTTCCTTCCTGTTCATTGATGAATGCATCGAAGCAACTTGGAGATTGATGCAATCAGACTTTATGGGACCTGTAAATATAGGTTCAGAAGAGATGGTTACTATTAATCAGTTGGTTGAAACAGCAGCTAAGGTTGCAAACAAGAAAGTTGACAAACAACATATTCTTGATGCACCTCTCGGTGTCCGTGGACGTAACTCAAACAATGACCTTGTAAGAGAAAAACTTGGTTGGGATTATTCTCAAACACTCGAAGAAGGAATACGCAAAACATATAATTGGATATGTTTGCAATTATACAGCACACAAGAAGAAAATGTGCTACAATCACAAGAAGAACTTGAATTATTAGCCTCTGGATAAAATGACACGTATTGATAGTTATGAAGATCTAACAGATAAAATTGTTGGATGGTTAAAAGATTACTATTGGCAACATAGTATGAAAGCATTTGTAGTAGGAGTATCAGGTGGAATTGATTCTGCTGTTGTCTCCTCACTATGTGCAAGAACAGGTCTACCCACTTATGTTGTGTGTATGCCTCTTGATTCTAAATTTACAAATACAAAACTTTCTGATGTTCACTCAAAAGGACTTGCAGAAAAGTATGACAATGTAAAAAGAATTGAAGTTGAACTTTCTAGTGTATATGAAAGTTTCTTAAAATCTGTTGAATGGTGGTCTGAAGCACAACACTATGATAAAAAAGAATTTACTGCAAGTGAGCATGCAAATGCAAACACTAAGTCACGTATGCGTATGGTGACTCTGTATCAGATCGCAGGTACAGTTGGTGGTATAGTGGTTGGAACAGGAAACAAAGTGGAGGATTATGGAGTCGGTTTTTATACTAAGTATGGTGACGGTGGTGTTGATATCGCCCCTATTGCTGACCTTTATAAAACGGAAGTCTGGGAACTAGGTGAATACTTAGAAGTTGATCAACGTATTGTTGATGCACAACCAACTGATGGACTATGGGATGACTCTCGCACAGATGAATCACAATTAGGTGCATCTTATGAAGAGTTAGAAGAAGCAATGGAAACAGGTGCGGGACCTGGTGTTGCAGTTTTAGAAAAATTCAACACACAAAACAAACATAAAATGGAGCCTATCCCTACATTTAAATTATGAAAATTGGATTAATTGGAGCAGGTAGATTAGGAATCTGCCTTGCTCTATTGATTGAAAAGGCAGGGTATGAAGTCCTTGCATCTGATAACCGTGTAGATTATATTAATAGTTTACAAAAAGGTATGATTGATACTGCTGAACCAGAAGTTCAACAGTATCTTTCTAATGCAAAGAACATCGAATTTACTACTGATAATCTTAGAGTTATATCAGAATGTGATTTGATATTTACTCTGGTTGCAACACCTTCACTTGCAGATGGAAGTTATGATGTAAGTGCAGTATGGAAAGTTATAAATGACTTCAAAGATATTCCTATATTATTAGATGACAAATCCTTAGTCATTGGTTGTACTACAAATCCTGGTGATTGTAATGACTTCCAAGAGGCACTCAAAGATACAGGTATTGATATATTCTACAACCCAGAGTTTATTGCACAGGGTTCGATTATTACAGACTTACAAAATGCCGATATGGTATTGATTGGTGGGAATGGTAAACATAAGATAGAGTTAGAAAAGATATATGAAAATATACAGATGGGATTTATTAGTCCATCTATCTACTTCATGAGTACAAAAGCAGCAGAAGTCACTAAGATTGCTGTGAATTGTTTTCTTACAACGAAGATTAGTTATGCCAATATGTTAGGACAGGTTCTTACATTGTCTGGTATGGAAGATGAGATTGATAATGTATTAAGATCAATTGGTTCTGATGATCGTATTGGTAAGAAATATATGAAATATGGTTTTGGATTTGGTGGTCCTTGTTTCCCAAGAGACAATCGTGCATTTGCATCATACGCAAGTAAGGTAGGTGTCAATCATAACATTGGTCATGTTACAGATGCATTTAATGAAGACCATGCTGAATTTTTAAAAGAGTATTTTATTAATAAGAACAAGAAAAAATTACCATTCCTCTTTGGGTATTTGACATACAAACCTAAAACCGATATTCTTACAGAGAGTCAACAATATCGTCTTTGTTTAGATCTTTTAAATGAAGGTTATACTGTTTACTGTTCTGACTCTTTACTTAAAGATAAATGTGACTCAAGAATTATATACGAAGAACCAACTCAGGAGGTCTTTGAAATTAAATTATGATTGGATATAATACTTTAGGAACAAATGGAAGACTTGGTAATCAGATGTTCCAGTATGCTTCCTTAAGAGGTATTGCTGATAAGCATGGTTATGATTTTTGTATACCACCAGAAGATCATCCTACCTATGCAGATTACGCTTTGTTTCTTGCATTTAAAATGGAAGGTATTAAGACAGGATTGATTAGTGGTAGTACACTATCAGAGTCAGGTTATGAGTTTGATGAAAATCTTTTCAATACTTGCCCTGATAATGTAAATCTTAATGGATATTACCAAACAGAAAAATATTTTAAACATGCAGAAAAAAATGTAAGAAAAGACTTTACTTTTAAGGATGATATTCTTGAAGCTTGTAAGGAATATATTGATCAATATGATGATATATCTTTTTTACATGTTCGTAGAGGAGATAATGTAGGTCGTGAGGATTACTATCCTATGCCAACACCAGAATGGATGGGTGAAATGGTTGAAAAACATTTTCCAAATAGACCAATACTAATATGTACAGATGATTTAGATTGGGTTAAGTCACAAGATGTATTTAAAGATGACAAGTTTATAATTTCGGAGACAAGATTATATTATGATACTCCTGTAATGATAGGTGGTGGATCATATGCAAAATCTCTTGTTCCTTATTATGATCTATGTTTGATGTCTCTATGTAATGGTGCAATTATAGCTAATTCATCTCTATCATGGTGGGGTGCATGGTTACAGACATCACCAGATAAAAAAATTGTTGCACAAGACCCTTGGTATGGTTCTAAATTATCATCTAATGATACAAAAGATTTGTATCCAGAGTCTTGGATTGTGGAGAAGATATGAAGATTACTATATTAGGATCAAGTGGACAAATAGGATCATATTTGACAGAGTATCTTCGTAAGAAAGATTATGAAGTATTTGAATTTGATATTGTAAATGGTGAACATCAGGACATGACACACATTCCAAATTCATATTTAAGAAATGCGATTATGAATTGTGATTTTGTATTTTTCTTATCATTTGATGTGGGTGGTTCTCATTATTTGAAGAAATACCAACATACCTTTAATTTTATCAATAATAATGTTAGAATGATGGCCAATGTATTTGGACTTATTGAACAGTATGAAAAACCATTTCTCTTTGCATCTTCTCAAATGAGTAGCATGAGTTACTCACCCTATGGTGTTCTAAAAAGAGTTGGTGAACTATACACTAAATCTCTTCAAGGTTTGATTGTTAAGTTTTGGAATGTGTATGGTATTGAAAGAGATATGGAGAAAGCACATGTGATTACGGATTTCATCCATAAGGGATTTAAAACTGGTGATATAAATATGATGACGGATGGTAGGGAAGAAAGGGAGTTTCTATATGCTGAAGACTGTTGCGAAGCTTTGGAAACAATTATGGGTTGTTACGATCAATTCAGTTCTACTGACGAGCTTCATATCACTACTGGTGTCTCTACAAGTATTCTGGAAATTGCACAAAATATACAATCATTATTCAAAAGTATCGGCAAGGAAATCAAGATTTCTCCGTCATCGTCGAAGGACGAAGTGCAAAAAGATGCTCGTAATATACCAGACCCATACATCAGAAAATGGTGGACACCAAAAACTACTGTTGTAGATGGTATAAGTAAAGTATTTGATGAAATTAAATTGGAGTATTCGTAATGACAGTTTCTTTTAATGGTTTAGGTAATGAAGGTAGACTTGGAAATCAAATGTTCCAATATGCTTTCATGCGTGGCATGTCTAAAAAACATGGGTATGATTTTATGATCCCACATGAGAGTGCTGTTCGATATGACAACTATGGTTTGTTTGAATGTTTTGAATTAGAAGGATGTAAAACAGGAGAAGGTTCATATCCAACATTAGAGTGTAGGGACACTGCATTCAATCAAAAATTTTTAGATGAGTGTACTGACAATACAAACTATTCTGGTGTGTTTCAAACAGAAAAATATTTTGCTGATGCAACAGAAGAATTAAGAAAAGATTTTACTTTTCATAAAGATATTTTAGATCCATGTCAAGAGTTTATTAATTCAATTGGTGGTAGTGATAAATGTATTTTTCTACATCTTCGTAGAGGTAATCCTAACGTCACAGGAAAGAGAGGTGAGAAGTGGTCTTATCAGTTGTTACAAGACTATCATCCACTATGTAAAAAGGAATATTATCTCAAAGCATTACAAGAATTTCCAGAAGATAAAAATGTGATAGTTTTATCTGACTTATTAGATTGGTGTAAACGTCAAGACTGGTTACAGGATGATAGATTTTACATGTCAGATGCATCATATGAAGTGTTCGATGATGGAGCAAGTGTTCCTTATATTGATATATGCTTGATGTCTTTGTGTAGTGGTGGTATAATAGCAAATAGTTCAATGAGCTGGTGGGGTGCTTGGTTACAAAATGATCGAGGCAAAGTTATTGCTCCTTATCCTTGGTATGGTGAGAAAGCATATAACTATGGTAATGCAGAACTTTGTGATGCAGACATCATTCCAGAAAGATGGACTAAAATTTACAACGACCCAACACCGATTGATATTGTAGAATGATTGGATTAAATTATCTTGGTAAGATGGGACAACTGGGAAACCAGATGTTTCAATACGCCGCACTGAAGGGTATTGCCAACAAC